TAAATGCTTCTTGGGCGGCGGTAAGAGTTTCGTGAGTATATCGTCTTGACGCTAATAATCGACTTGATTTTTTTTCTTTATCTAAAGTTGCCATATTTTATTCCTAACTATAACTCAATGTTATTGAAGTTACTGGAGATGGATCTCCCTTATATCTAATTATCACATAGAGTTCATTATCATTTGCATCTAAATACATTCCATCTACATTTCTTATTGGTATAGTATATTCTGTAGAACTTTTACTTCCACCCGTATTCCCATACAAACTAATTGCTGTAGAGAATGGATTTTTAAAATTATCTGCTGCCATATCTGCTTCAATCAAATTACTTGTTAATTTTGTTGGATCATATATTCTTGCAACACCTAAAGAAGCGTTATTACCACTGCCATTGCCAGAACTCTCAAATAATATAGTTGCTGCTACACTATCTGATGTAGTTGCTGCCCAATTAACCAATGTTTTACCTACGTCAAGAGTCATACTTGAATATGTACTACCTGGTGTTTGAAATCTTCTTATATAATATTTGTAATCTCCACTACCAAAATTCTCTGCAAACCAATATCCATAATCACCACCTGGTTCTACCAAATATCCAGGTTTAACTTGTAAATCATAATTACCTAATACACTATCTCCCTCATCATTGGTCTGAAAACTATCAGTTGTAAAATATGCTCCATTGAAAGCTTGAACATTATCTGCTAATACTATTCTAAAATCTTCACCTGTAAATGTTTCGGTCGTGTCTTGTAAAGTGTTTGAATCATATCCTTGTGCTCTACTATAAACTGCCATTGAACCACTTGCTGCTACTTGTCCAAATCTCGAAGCATCATATAATGAAAATGTACCAGAAGTAGAATCTGCTGATGTATTTTTCCAATTTCTACCTCTTGCTCTAAATATTAATGAATAATTTCTTGCTTCATCCGTTGACCTATTTTGTGATACATTTTCAGTATTACTATCTAAAGTAAAAGAAAGAGAAGAACTAACAACTGCTATATCAGAAACGTGTGGTGTACCACTTGAACTCCTCTTTGTAGTTTTAGTACTATCAATTACATATGTATTATTTCCTGTTGATGAAACACCACTATTATTTACTGTACAAGTAGTATTTGATAAAGTTGTTGAACCAATATTTTCCCATTCATCAGTTGTATTACTATTAACCAACACCGAACTACCATACCCATAACAAGGATCAAATGATTTACTTACTTCTGATTCAAAAGTAACAGTATATGTATTTGTTAATAAATAAGGTGCCCCACTAAAACTTCTTGATGTGGCTGAAAATGCAGTTATGTCAGCACTACTTGTTACTACTGCTGTAGGTTGACTATTTGTAATGTCTTCTGTTATATTATAATATAAATAAAATCTTGTATTTGAATCACTTCCATTCTTAAACGTGAACTCTGATTGAGAACCTGACTTTAATCCAGCCACAACATCGTGTGTTGCATAATATCCACTTGCAGAGATACTCGTTGCACTTGTTGCTCCACCAGTATAAAATCTTCCACTAATTGGACCTGCTACACTATTAAAATCACCATCTTGATATGCAGATGGTATAACTGCTGGTTGTGCCGTTACAATTTTTGATAATACTAATCCATTTGATGTTCCAAAAGAACTTATAGAATAATCTGTATATGATGCAGTTGTAAAAGTTGAATTTTCATCTGGTGTAGCGTCTGCGTAATTATCACTAAATGAATGAGATGCTATAGTTTTTACATAGTACGCTGTTGCTCCCCCACTTGTTAATCCACCTAAACCAAAGTAATTTGAATTACTATAAACACCACTTGAACCACCAGCATTTGCAGTAACGGTAAGTGAATTTGTACCATGTGTTGCTTGAGTTTGTATTGTTGAAGGAATACGAGATGCATAACTTCCGTGAAATGGATTAGTTCCTGTATCATTTCCCCAATCACCCAAATCACTTGATTGTACCCAACCTTTTGCCATTAAATAATCTTGAAGTTCTTTGTATGAACCTGTATCACTCATATCTATAAACGCAGAAGAAGTCCAATGTTGAGATAACCTCGCGTTTTCATAAGTTGAACCCAATACTCCATCTAATAATGAACCTTTTGATGTAGTTGAACCTTCTGTATGAGATGTACTTAATGTATTCCAATATTTTGTATTTGGTGAAGCGTCTGCTACATCCAAAGAATGACTCATTGCACCTGCAACAAATCTTAAAATTTCACTTACATGAGTTGTGTTATCAAAATTATTAAAATAACTTCCATCTAAACCAGTTCCCCATGCATTAGAAGTTGGATATCCATTTGTAAGATTATTTGTATAAATTGCAGTTGATGATGATGCTACCGTATTAGCTTTTAATGAACCTGTTAATTGTACATCATTTGTAGTAGAATACGCCGATCCAGTTTTGATAAAAATTCCTAATTCACCATCAATACCAGTAATTGGAATATTAGTTAAAGAACTTCCATCTCCAGCTAATTTAGACGCACTAATAGTTCCTACTCCTCCAGTAGCAACTATCGAACCTGATAAGGTAAAAGAACCTGTAAGTTTAGGATTTAATTGTCGGCTGTGTATAAGTGCCATTCTCTTCTCGTTTTAAATTTTCCCAATAAATTTTCATACTTTTAGAAATACGTTTTTTATGAGTATTAGTCTTAGGTTGTTTCAATTTCTCTATAGTATCCATTGAAACTTTTCTGTCCATTTGAGCGCAGGATTTGCATACAGAATTGTTACCTACTGCTCTATCAAAAGTGTCTTTTCTTGTATAAGTAATCATTCTCCTACAATCAGGACATTTTCTGTTTTTACGATCGATCCAATGACGTTTCCTCATATCTATTATAAATATCTAAAAGTAGTAAAAGAAAAGTGGAAGATAGAATTAATTTATTAAGAATCAAATTTTCCGTGAGCGATAATCTCGTCATCACCCTCTAATACATAACCTATTGAAGTAGTATTAACTTTTAAAAGAAAATTACTACCACTTTGTTGTACTTCTAATGCATCATGTTCCATATATTGTCCATTTAAGAAAAATACAAAATCATTTTCACCAACTGAAGTCAATCCACTTGGTGCAGATGCCATCGTAGCAGTAAAACTTGCTGTCTCATATCCAGATATATCATTTAAAGTTACAGCTCCACTAAAAGATGCAGCTTTCTTTACATAAGATTTTCTTAAAAATTCATTTCTATGGTCTACATAAAGTTTTGAGGTAGCTGATGTATTTAAACTTGCAGTTGCTGGTAATCCTAATACTTCTCCCCCACCACTAAATGTTAAATCGGCGTTACTCCCCATAGTAGAAGATGCCAGTGAAGTAATTGTTTTGTTGGTTAATGTATCGGTTGTAGAAACACCAACTATATTAATATTTGCTCCAGTAGCATTATCTAATGCCCATCTTGATTCAGAATGATCCCATATTAACTGGGCGTTTGTCGCACCACTTCTACCAACTCTCATTCCAGCGTCCGCTGAACTTAACGCAGTGGATCCTGTAAAATTTAAATCTATAATTGGATCTTCTACTTGCATTGTAGCAACATTTGCTACACTTTGACTACCCTCTACAATTAAATCACCATAAATTTTCAATGATCCAGTCATATAACCCGCTGGATTTAAAGTCATTATTAACTGACTACCATAACTTCCAGAAGTATATATATTACCACCAGTATCATCATATAAATAATAATTTGCACCTTGTACAATCCCTGTAAGACCTGCATCTAGAGAACCAGTTCCTAAATCATCTTGAGTAAAGTCATCCCAAATTACATCATATAATCCCGTAGCTGGGTTTATAGCACTACCAACTCTCAAAACTTGTTTTGCAATTGTTGAAGCTTGTGCTTGTCTTGTTAAATCTATTAATGCCATAATTTAATCCAAATCTATTGGTTGTATTTTATATCTAAAAATAATTTGATCACCACTTTTTAAAGTTATACCTTTAATCGTCCCCGCTACTCCACTGGTGTCAATAGTTAATTTTCTAAGCCTTACTTTTTTATAATTATCAGCAAAATAAAAGTCTGTACCTATTGCAGTTGTCCATGGCGGTTTACTAATTTGTTGAATTTGATTAACTGAAAACTTAAAAGAAGCAGGTCTAGGTTGATATTTCGAAACAGAATGAAATACACTTAAATCAAACTCCTGATAATCTGAAGTAGATGTAGATATATCAGTAAATCCTAATTCCCTTACTCTTTCCCTACTAAAATCTTTCATCGCCCCCATAGACATAATATCATATTTAATCGTTGGATCTCCGTCTAAATTATTCATTCTATAAGGTAAATTTGAACCTGACTCATCAGTAAATTGAAGTTTATCAGCATTAAATATTGATTCGCTTACCGCTGAAACAAATTTTCTTAAATTTCCCTTATATCCTTCTAATTGTGTTATCATACTATTATCAAACTATAATTTATTGTAATATTATCATTTTCATCTAAATCAATACCCTGTATTGTACTTGCGCTACTATGTTTTTTATTTATACTAATAAATCCAGCGCTCGATGAAGACATAAAAAAATCTTTGGAACTTGAAGTATCCTCTTGATTAGCTGGACTAGTTAAAATTTGACCATTTACTCCAACTGAAACAGACCCATTTCTTATTTTATGTCCTGAAGGTACCGATATTATATAATTTTGTCTATCTGGTGTCGGCGCAGTATCTAATGATGAGGATTGTGACCCAGACAAATATGAAAAGTTTTCCAAAAAAGAAGCACTTACATATCCAAGAGTCAAAACCGCTTTAGTATCTGCAGAACTAGTAGGTTCTCCACCATATCTCATTATATATCTAGTATCTCCACCATAGATATTAGTAAATTGTAAATCTTGTATTTCTTGACCTGATGAAGGTGACACTCCTCTAATAAAATCTGTTGCTCCTGCCAATCCGTTTGGTAAATTTGATCCCAATGATGTTCCTAAAATCCTAACTGTTTCTGTTTTAGTATCTGGTCTATACATTGTAGAAAAACTTCCATCTGTTTCATCCATAATATCTATTCTTGATGGACTAAAATATTTTGTAGTAGTAACATAATCATTAAATGATTCTGGAACCAAATATCCCCTAAAATTAAAAGAAAAGGTAGTTTTAATAAGACGCTCATTATCCGCCATCTCTGTATTGTTTTCAAAACTATCTATATTTACTTTAAATTTAAATTTTCCAGGTTCACCCCAATATGCACCATCAGAATAATTAATTTTTTCAACAATAGCATTCATTTGTTCAATAAACGGTGTCCAAATTATACATTCGTATGTCATTGTCATATAATCTGGCATTGCTACAGTATAATATTCTTTAGATTTTGTTAATCCTTTTTGAACATTAAACTTATCATATCTATTCTTATTTGTATATTTTCTTTCAAAAGTATAAAATAATTTTGGATCGTTGGCATCTAACTTATCTACAGGTAAAGTTTCATCTTTTTGTATAGACGTCCTTCTAAAAACAATCAATGGTGTAATTAATTGTCTTTTTTTATCTCTTAAATGACCAGTTTTACGAATAGATTGCCATCTTTCAGGATTTGCATATAAAACTGGTACCTTTACAACTTCACCAGCTTCCATAATTGTAGGTTGTATCACATTAGTAAAATAATACATAATAGCCGCATCATGATCCATCAATGTAACTTCTACATTCTTTACATTATCACCACGCTTTTTGGCCAATCCACGATTCATTGGTGGAGTAGTAAATCTTTGTCTAATAGTTCTTGGTATAGGTTTTGATCTAGCCACTAATTACCTCTTTGCCTTTCAATTTGTAAATTAGATCGTCTTATTAAGAATGAATTACATACTACAGACCAATTACTATCAACTTGTCCACCAACTAATTGATTTTCATTCATAGTTCCGACTTCAAAATGTGCATAATTCCAATCGAAGATATCACCTGGTTCAATAACTAAACTCAATTCTGTGAGATATTCTCTTTCAAACCAAAATTGAGCAGTTTGTCTTAAATCAACTCCAAATTCTTCTGTATTAAAATCAAAATCGTCAGCTTGTATCAAACAGGGTAATTTAACTCCCTTTAAATATGTTTTACCAGCAGACGATTCCCCATACAGATTTGTCATAGTATCTGCAGCTGATACTCTATATAATACACAAGTTTGATTGATAATTCCATCTTTTTCATTTTTTAAATTACCAACCAATTCGCGATTTATAGAAGTAAAAAAATTTCTATCTGTTTGACTTAAAAAACGACTTGGCATATTTTAATCCTATTTTACATAAATTGGCAAAGGTACTTTTTGCAACTTTTCTAGTAACATATCAGATTCATCTTTATCTCTTTCCATCAATGACCTACGAGTTGTTTCCTCTAACATTTCACGTAACTGGGTAACTAAAATTTCCTTTTCAGTTTGAGCTTCACTTCGTAATGCATCTCCATCCAAAGTAGTTTCTGAATTAGGAATTGGAATACTAGTATATTTACCTCTGATTGTTCCCAATAGTTCTTTAGCTAAAGCCAATCCATATTTACGAATCCACTGCTTCCCAGTATCATTAATTTGACTATATACCATATTATTATATGGAACATTAGAAAAATCTGATATTGAAGCCAATGATGACCCACCGTGATCAGAGCTGGTTGAATCTTCTTTATCACTTACTAAATAATATTCAAACCATATTTTAAAATTAGTTGTTGGAAGTGGAAATATTCTCACTTTATTGTTCACCAAATGAAATGAATATGCTGATTTTCTAATCTCATCATTTAATTCAATAGCCTGTAATCTTAACATATCTTCAAATATAGGCATTAATGTAAAAGTTACCGCTGGAGACATTCCACCAAATCCAAATCCTTCTATCATTTTATGAGTTCCATATCCAGTAGTTGCATATGGGTCAAAATATCTTTGAATTGCAGGAGTTGGTCCATGATAAAGTCGTCTAACTTCTATAGCTTTACCACTTTCTGATACATTTGCCCATAATGCATTTAAATCATAAACTTGTGAACCACTATCGACAGTAAGAGAACCACTTCTTAAGCTTACATTCCCACCAACTGGAGTAGAAGCTTCTGTCCCATATCTATTAGATAATTTAACAGTTCTACCAAGTGTAGGCGTAATATTTCTATGTGTCAAATTTGACCCAGTGGATTGACCTGTTAAATTAAATAAATTATCTTTAATATTAAATTGATTTACTTGTGCTGAATATTCTGTGACCGCTTCCTCATAAACCGCATAAAACGAGCCGGATTGCATCTCTACATCCATAATTGGATATCCCAATCTTTTAGCACACCAATCTGAAAATCTATCTACAGAATTAATTCCAGATCCAGAAAATTGAGTATCACTATCATAAATTCCAAATGGAGTTTGTCCTGAAGCAAATGAACTACTTCCTGGCCAAATTGCTGTTTGTGGCATTATAATCTCCTAAAATAATTACATTTCATCACTTATAAATATCTATCCTATGATAAATAGGCATAAAAAAAAGCCCCCAATAAATGAGGGCTTATTTTATTTGAGATTAAAAATCTCGGACGACTAACTGACCAAACTATTATACATAGTTTACGTCTGCTACAACGACCTGTCCATAAAATTCTGGACGGACCATTTTCTTAGCATAACGGGTCATTACCCCTTTCCTAGGGGTGAAGTTAGAAGGATCATAAACAAGAGGTGTCATGATCAAAGGAACGTATGGAGCATAAACCGCACCAGTTTCTAAGAAGTTAGACCCACGGAATCCAATAAGGATTACGTTTTCTAACATATAAGGATTCTTATAAACTGTATAGCGACTATTTAACATACCGACCTTTTGAACACCCATTGCAAATGAGCTATTAGATGCATTACCATCAGTGTCTGCTGCGTATCCAGGAATACTCTCTATGATTGTTGCTGTTTCAGGTGAAACCACCATCCAGTTAGCACCACCACGTAGAGTTTTCTGATGAATTGCGTTACTTACACTTTGGACTTTGTTTCCAAGAGTCTGGAACCATTCACCCTTTGTATAAGCATTAGATTCACCACTTGACTGTGCGAAAGCTCCGCCACTATGCTCAAATCCAACTCTTGCTGACCAATATTCGGTCTTTGCGTCTGCATTTGCTCTAAGCATGTCTATGATTTCCAAATCGATTTCCATCGAAACGTATTCACTCAACATACTTGTGAGTTCTGCTTCTGCATCAACACTATGGTAAGCGTTAAGATCTTGAGCTAGCTCAGGAGTCCATACTGCTTTCAGTTTACGAGTTTTAGCAACAATGCTAACTTGTCTTAACTGAATATCAATTTCTGGAATTCCGATATCGCCCGTATCGCCTGCCCAATCTTCACTTGCGCCGACTTCAAAGTCACCACGAGTTGAATCAGTAGGTTGCTGACTATAATTAACAGTCAGGTCACCTAATGTGCCTGCTGCTGATTGTCTAACAATGAAGACTACTTCATTACTAGCTGAACCAGACAGTTTTGTATATGCAGGGAAATACTCATCAAATCCTGAACCAGATATTACCATTGAACGAACTGCTTCTGCATCAGGACGAGTCATACCTGCGGTAGATACTGTCACTTTATTAAGTGCATTATCATCGCCTGCTGTTCCGATAGTTAAATCAGGTTCATGATCAATATCTCTTGCTGCTACAGAACCAGTTGTATAAGTTCCGCTTGCAACACTTGATGCGTGAATGGACTGTGCGGCAGTTACTTGCTGCTTGGTTGAGTAAGCGAACTTACCTGCACCATAAAGACCACCACTTGCATCGCCAGATGCTGATGTGTTACCATAAACATCTTCACCTACGCTAAAGCCTTGATTGGCTGTACCGTATTTAAAGTCTAGATAGAAAATCAGACCTGATGGAAGGTTCATAGGCTGTACAGAAACAAATTCCTGTGCTGCCAATTCACCAAAGATACGTCTAACTAGAGGAAGTGCAACTCCACTCCATTCTTCCGTACCTGGTCCACCAACTCTTGAAGATTCATCAATAAGCTGACGTGCTTGATTTTCAAGCAACTGTGCCATTGTATGAACTTTATTTTCGTCTCCGAGACCTTCTAACAGACCGGTAGCTTCCCACTTTTCTATGAGCTTCTTCGTTTCATTCCGACGCTCAATATGCGGGTTATAGCCATCCATAATTTCTGCTATTGCCTTACTTGACATAATAATTCTCCAGGTTTATTTAAAGGATATTTGCCAACTTCTGAAAACGTTGCTTCATTACATCTGATTCAGAAAGAATTTCTTGTTCCTGTTTTTCAGATTTCGTGCTAGCAACTGGTTTTGAAGCTGACCCCTTTTTGGATTCTTTAACAATTTCTTCTCTGGTAGAGCCATTAACAAAAGATTCTGCCATAGTTGCATAAACCAACTTGACTTCTCTAAGGTTCTTTGCTCTATCAAATGTTTCAACTACTTTCATTTTCTGATCATTAGACAAACCGTACGACCTGAACAGTTTATTTGTGAACAAAAGTTTTGCATTAAGTAAGTTGACTTCGTTCAACTTAGAACGAAGATATTTTACGACATCGCGATGCTCGTCGAGTTCTGTTTGAAGATTTTCCATATCTTCAGAGGTAGTATCTACTTCATCTTCTTCTTGAAGTGCTCTTAATACTTCTTCTAAATCAATTTCTTCTTCTTCAGATTCAGAAACAGGTGATTCATCAGATTCAGCAATCACTTCTTCAGTTTCTTCAACTGATTCATGTTTTGCTTTTCCAGGAACGCCTATTTTAGAAGATTCATCAGATTCGCCTTTGTGATTATCAGATTTACCGATTCCAGAAGATTTGTCAACTTCTTCGTCAACATCTTCTTTTTCGTCATCATCAGCTTCATCAGCTTCATCTACAAAGTCAGATTCTTCGTTAAAATCAGCATCTTCATCTTCTTCCAATTCTGATTCTAATTCTCTCAGAACGGCTTCTAGATCAAGATCCTCACCTTCATCTTCATCTTCAAACTCTTCTTCATCTTCAGGAGCTTCTTCTTCAGCTTCTTCTTCATCATCTTCAGAAACAACTGGTGCATATTTTACACCATCAATTTCTATGATTTCAGATTCATCAACTTCCAGACCTTCTTCAGCTTCAGGAGCTTCTTCTTCAGGAGCTTCTTCTTCTTCGCCAGCTTCAGGAGCTTCTTCTTCATCTTCATACATACCTTCATCTTGAACTTCTACTTCTTCTATTTCATCAGATTCATCAGATTCATCAACTGAGTCTGCATCTTCATCAGATACAGCATCTTCAGTTACTTCATCTTCAGTACCTTCTTCTTCAATCTCAGATTGAATTTTCTTAGAAAGCATAGATTTCAAGCGAGGTGTAAAAGCTTCTTCTAAAGCGACTTTGGCGTTTTCAAGAGCTGTTTCACGAACTGCTTTTGCATCTGCAATGGCTTCTTTTAAAAGATCATCCATTACTTTTCTCCTATTTCATTTAGATAAAAATTATCTAAATTTAATATTATTTTGGATTTAAAATAGTTATTGGGAACTATTATACGACATATTCATTGGTACACTATATGATGGGAAGGTTTTCCCAATAGTGTATTTGTTTTTATATAAATATAAACTTTTTTTACAAAAAGGTCTAAAATTAGCGAGAATTATTGATTTTTTCTGTATTTTGCCTCATTCTGAGCTTAGATCTTAGCTTTTGCCGCCTTTTTTTAACAGATGGCTTGGTATAATAACTATTCTCAGATAATTCTAGCATTAATTTTGAGTCTTTAACCTTTCTCTTAAATTCTCTTAAAGCTCTTTCAACGTTATTCTTTTTAACTTTAACTTCTATCAATTATAACCTCTATTTACCTTTCATTCTAGTATATAAACTACCAAGTTGTTTTTTTGCTTCTTTATGTGGATCAAATATTGTAGGTTCTACTGACTCGGAAATTCTTTTATATTGTTTGCCATTGATTGTAATTGATTCTTTCTTTCCAGCCTTTTTTGCTTTAAGAGCTTTGAGTTTCTTAAAAGCATCTGATGCTGCAATATCATATCCGGGATTGTTTGTTGAAGTGTTCTGGCCCATCCCCATTGATGCCTGGGAAGCACTCTTGTATTCTTTTTCTGCTTTTGCTATTTGAGTATCTAAGTCACCACCCCCACCAGTATCAGGTTCTTCAACCCAATTTGTTTTATCTGCATCTTTGCCACCATTCGGTATAATTATCGCATGACCACTTTCTTCCCATTTATCTGCAGTTGGAACATCTGGATCTCCAGGAAATGAAGTAAGAACAGAATGTGATTTTTTACCATCTAAATCTTTTTTAACATCAGAATTATTTTTTACCTCATCATCCATAAAATCTGGATTAGATGGTCTGACTACTACACTTAATTGATCTGTTTTAAACTTTTCTTTATCATCATCTATTATATAAGCTGGAACTTCTTTCATAATAGGTTCTTTCTTTTCCCTATCATATCCAACTTGTTTTTTAACCATAATTTTTTTAGCATTTGGATGATCTTTTTTGATATCAGATGCCTTTTGAACTAAATTATATCCAGCATTTGGAACTGTTGTGGTATGTACTCCACCACCCTTTTCATAAAATTCTTCAGGTATTTCACTTATGGCATTTTGAACATCATCCATACTGATATCATCACTAAAAACAGAACCTTCACCTGGTTTATTATGTCTTTCTATATGATCTGCCGTACCTTTATGCATTAGTACATTGTTACCACCTGATGATGCTATAGACTTCATATCTTTTGTTATTTCTTTGGCTGCGCCACCTTTTGGTTTTTCACCCCTCTCTGGCTCAGTCTCTCTTTCAAAATCTCCACCACCTAATTTACCTGCTGGTTCATCATCATCTGTATCAGAATCGGTTTTACCTTTTGGTTTTGCTCTTCCTTCTTCATCATCCCAAGCATCATCGGGGTCACCTCTGGTTGGGTCATCATCTGTACTATCGGGGTCTTTATAATCACCAGATTTTACAGCATCGTCATAATTATCCTTATTAGTAAACGTAACTTCTTTACTACCATCCGTTGGCTTTAAATTCTTTTTAAATTCTACTATATAATCTTCTAATGTAGGTAAAGGATCGCCCCAGTTACGGTCTGACCATTTAGATTCTTTTATAATATCTTTTAACTTAATCATTTATTTACCAAGTTTCTTAGACCATTTACCCTGTTTTGGAGCCGCTCCTGAAAGTTTAGCAATTTGAGCTTTTAAAGAATCTCTTTGTTTTCTAAGACTTTCAGCTCTGTTAGATCCACCTGGTTCATTTTCCATTTGAGCAATTCTAAGTCTTAATTTACTTAACTTTGATCTCATACTTTTAAGTTTTGGATCATTAGCTGCTTCATCTACCTCTTTTTCCTCTTTTTTCAACGTAGATTTTACATAATCTGCCAAAGTAGGTAAAGGATCACCCCAATTTCTATCTTTCCAAGGATCTGTAGATTCTTTTTTTACAGATTTTGAAATAGCCTTTCTGCGATTTCTCAAATATTCATCACTATCATCTGAATCTCCGTCATTATCTATATCATCATCTTCCTGTCCTACTGGATCCAATTCTTCTTCTTCATCCAAATCATAATATCTATTAATAATATGCCCCATATCTTCATATAAAGCTGACATTCTCTCTTGAAGTGATTTTGCTTCAGTGGAAATTTTATTAAATTGTCCTGAAAGAGCACCTAATTCTTTCATATTACGATTAACAGTAATTTTATCAAACCATTCTTCAGTTTCACTCAAAGCATGTTGTCTAGATGTTTTTGCTAAATAAGAAAGAGTTTCAGCAACACTTTTTAGGTCATGTTTACCATAAATTGCTTCACCCAATTTTGGAAATGCTTTCAATGCGTGATTAAATTTACCTGCATTAACTGGATCGTGAGTTTCCTCTTCTTCAACAAGACTTTTTAATTTAATATTAGGAGTCTTATCTTCACTTTTGGGTTTAATTTTCGTTCTAAATATATCCATATCCATCATTGCTGGTTGTGATACAAATCCTCCAGCTATAATATGTTCTGCTAATTGTTTAAATGTTGTTTTCTTTTTAGCCATTTTAATTCTCCATGCTTATCTTAATTTTCCAGTAGGTGTATATCGTCTAAATCCACTTCTTACCTTAGTCCATAATTGTCGTATAAAATTTATTTCTCCATGATGGGTTCTTCGAATATCACCCTGTTGAATTCCTCTTTGTAAATCCATTGCATCATATTTATGACTTTTTACTCCATCCATCATAGTTTTAATAACTTGTTGAGACGCTTTACCTAAAATCTTTGACATTTTAACAAGATCAATATCAACTTGTTTAGATGCTTCTGGTGAACTAAATGCTGGAAGTTCATTCAATTCTCTTTCCATTATATTTTTATATGATGATTTCATTTAACTCTTTCCTTTTTAATTCTTACATGCTTCCAAGCTTCTGAACCAATATTGTCTTCCATATATTTTTCTGCTGCCTTCTTTGAATTAAACACCGCTCTCATTCCACCATAAATTTGTTTAGGTAGAGTTAAAACAAACTTATAATCCGATTCTTCAAAAACATCATTCTTTTCAAGAATAAAATCATTCCATTTACGCCAACTAAAAGTTTCATGCATTTTCATTATGCACCTCGCAAAATATCATTAATAATAGATTCTGCTTTACAATAATCACCACAAGTTCTACCTACAGGATTCTGACGATCTACTGATTCTTGCATTGGATACATAAAAGCTCCTTGTGTAGATGGATTTGATACGAAATCAAATGCTATCAATTCAAAATCTGGTTGTACTTCTTGAGTATCATCATTCCCTGCTTCTGATACAGTTTCTACTGAACCCATTCCACGAGATGAAATACCCAACTTAATACCTGCTTTAAATAATTCTGTTAAAATATTACCTGCTGGAGTTCCTAATACCTCTACTGTACCAACCAAATCATGATTATTCCAATGCATTTCTTTAATATTATGAGAAACATTTTGTAAGTTTACTACCGAACTTTCTGGATGATCTAATTCACCTAAAGCTCGTTGTTCTTTAATAAAAGATTCCGTATATTTTTTAGCTTCTCTCATCAATACTTCTTTTGGATATACTCTACCATTTTGATTTTTAGCTTCTGCCCTCTGTAATACTCCGCGAACAACTAATCTACCCTTATTTTCTTTCATAGATTCATTTATTTGTTCTCTTGTTATTTCAAAAGGTAAATAATCTACTAATAATTCTCGATTCATATTATTTCATCCTCTTTACTAATGAGATCATTTCTCTCATAAATTTTGTTACATTTTTCTGATATGACTTTATTAATTGATCAGCTGATTTTTGATTAGGAATATCTGCACTCATTCTATCTGCTAACTCATACATATGTAATCTCATACGACTTTCATCTCCTTGAATCTGTCTTTTAATTTTTTTAGCCTTTGCTATATCTTTTATATCTTCCGTAAATAAAAGATTTTTTAATTTCAACATTAATATAATTGTCCTACTCTTTTAGCCAACTTTATTAATCGTTCACTAATTCTTCGCATCGCCTTATGAGTATTTTTCCAATATGACCTCGAATCAACTCCCATCTCAGTCTTCAACCTTACATTCATTTTAGTCAATTTATCAATTTCTGCAAGATGATCTCTAATCTCTCTCATAGATCGACCAATTTTTTGTTTAGGTGTTATACTATCATCATTTCTATAATCGTGATATTTACCTTCAACAATTTTATACCCAGTTGAATTAGTAGCTAGCTCTTTCTTTTTCTTCTTACTAACTTTCCCCTTTCCACTAAATGCAAACGGAGTCTGATATCCTGGTACATTTCCAGTAAAAGTTGTTTCGGCCAACTTTTCATCATCTAACAATTCTATTATTGTTCTACGAATGAAGTTTTTTAGATTTTCTTGAGACATCTTCTAATTCCTTAACAAGTTCATAATATCGCATTAGAGTAATTACTTTATTTTCAGTCCCGTTACTATTCTCTGAAAGAGTATCAGCCTGAGCAATTACTTCTTTTAATTTTATACTAGTAATATCATCCATTACACTAGGTACTAATTTTTTCAAAGTTTCCTTAATATTAATTACTTCACCCTCTATAAATTCTGATAAGGAGTTTGTATTTGATACGTTATTAATATATTTTCTCAAAACTTCTTTTTGAGCATGACTTAATGTACTATATTTTTTATTAAATTTTTCAACCATTAAAGTATAAGCTAATAATTTAACATCTTTAGACTCATCAATATATTCTTGAACTAATTCACTTTTTGGTTTCTGTTTAGAAGTTTCTGTAATTAGCGATTCAACTATATAATCTCTAGAATCTACAATTTCTTTCGGATTTATATCTTCCCCAGTAGTTTCATATAAAAATAATTTATAAATAGATGCTAATCGTCTATAATTTGGCATTCTAGTAGAAAATAAAGCACCTACGTCATAAGTTTCTTTAATATCTTTAATAAGATTAAACTTTTCTGATCTAAGTGTTTTATTTGAAAGTCTTTGTCTACTTTTAATTACTGCGTCCACCAATCTATCAGCCTTATCACGACGCTTATATGTTTCTGTAGTAAGTATATTATATAATTCTAACTCTTTTCCTAAAGCAGAATTTTTATGAAAATGCTTTTTAATCAAAGCTACTGCCTTTGACTCTACATTTTCCATTATATCCGCAGTCACCTGTCGGGTCAATACTTCAAATAGCACACCAGTATTTTTAATCTTAGTGTGTCTTAATCGTTTAGACATAAATCACTCCAATATAGTTTGTCATAAATAAATATAAAACTTCTTAAATATTGATTAACTTTACTTATTATTAACATCTTCTTTATACTCTTCATCTATTTCATCAACTTCATTTATTAAGGTTATATCAGATTTACGTTTTAAAGTATTCTTAAGCTTATCCAAATGTGCTAAAGCCATAATTTTACCGTATTTTGGATTACTAGATGCTTGTTTTTTCTTTTCATGCGCCCCTAATGGGTCTCTGCCCCTAACATGACTGTCTTTTTTATAATGTGATGGTTCTTTTGGTCTACCAGCACCTTCCCATCCACCTTCCGGACTTCCACCTTCTGAACCGATTTCATCTTCTAATTCATGTCCAGTTCTTCCCATCGCCATATCTGAAGGTGTTCCTTGTGATTCACCAGATTTTGATGGATCGTTTCCTTCATTTTCAATTTGACCTCGACGGAATTTTTGTTTATAATCATATACAATCTTATCATCTTCTAATTTAATTTCTTCATTTGTAAATTTAAATATATTCTTATAAATCCATTCTGAAGAAAGTAAACCATCTTGTAACATAGAACTTGCAAGTGAAGTTTTTTCATTCCACAAAGAAATTTTTTCTTGTTCATAAATTGTAGATGGACTCATTAATTCTAAATCAAAATTAACTAATTCTTCATCTGTAAATCCTTGAGCATACAAATGAACAATACCAATCTTCATTAATTCACTCATTACAATTCTTTGAATTCTTTCAATAGTACGAGCAAATCTTACATCTTCTGCTGCAAGTGTTGCCTTTTCTCCAACATTCTCATCAAACCCCAAATATGGTTTTGGGATACGTAATGAAGCCAATAATTTATTTCTTAAATACTCAATATCTTCTACTGCTTCATAAGTTAATCCTGGTAATGAATCAACTTGAGTTCCACTATCACCACCACGAACTGGCATAAAGAAATCTTCTGTAATATTTTGCATATTATATCTAAGATTATATTCTCCAGTTGCTTTATCTACAACGGGGGCTTTTTTCATCTTATCAATAATTTGATTCATATAATTATCAACTTCTGCAGGTGGTATATTTCCAATATCAACTTTAAATATTCGTTTTTCTGGTGCTCTCATAATTCTATGAATTAACATTGCATCTTCCATGAGAGATAATTGTTTCCAAGTCTTTCTACCACCTTCAATCATTGATTTACCATAAGGAAGATAATTTGAATCGGAAAGTAATCTAAAATGTGCTATTTCATAATTTTCAAAATCTTCTACCCTATTGCTAATAGAATGTTGTGCAGCTCCGCCAGAAGTTCCTGATTCTAATTTAAATTTTACATATTCTGGATTCTCTGGATCTTCGTTTTCTAATCTAGTTACATCATAAACAGATAAAGGTTCTACATTTCTAATACCGAAACGCTCATCAACATCTAATCTTAAATAAAAATCTCCATACTTACACATATTGCGAACCCAAGGCCACAAATTAAACTCTATATTTAATACATCGTAATATAAATTATGTAAAATTTTAAAAATTTGATCATTTGGTGTATTTATTTCTAAAACATTTCCATACTCACTTTTCATCGTAGATTCATCTGCATATATATCTAATGCAGAGGAAAGTATAGCATCTCCATCCATTGCTTCATAATCTCTAAATAACCCAAGTCGTAACGACTTAACTAACTGATTATCTGAATAACCAGACAGTCCTGCACCACCAGTAGAATAAATCTTCTTATATCTATCAATCAATCCTCTAGTTGGCATATATTGAGATTTACTAGTATCAAC